TGAAGGGGATTAAAGGTCATGATGGTGTATATGATGATATACAAACCGAATACCCAAAAAAGAAATGGTTAATTAAAAATGATTATAAATTTCTACCATCAATTTTAGATTCTTATGGAATAAAATCCAAATACCTAATTGGTGAATTAAATAAAAATTTTGGCAGAAAAATACAAATAGGGTCACTTAATTATTTATGTAAATTATTCGGAGAAAACTATATTGATTATTTAAAACAAATTAATTGGGATCGGCATTGTTATGAAAATGTTCCAAATAAAAAGTTACATTATTTAAAAAACGATTCGGAAAAAAATTACATGGTTCTAACCATAAATAAATGGGAAACTGAGAGTATTAAAACAGATTCACTAATATACTCCTTAAATAAATTATTCACGATAAGGGAACAGTTGGAACAAAGAGGTATTGATTTAAAATACACATCAAAAAATGATGGTGACTTTGATAATGTATATGAGAATTGGTCAGGAATTAAACAACACTTTTCCAGAGGTTATAAGTTAAGATACAATTTACCTGAAGAATTTATTAATAACATTGAAAGAGAAATCATAATTGATGGTGAAATCTTTAAACCTAAATTAATATTGAATGAAGATGATTTTAGAATTGAGGGTCACAAAATGAAAAACTGTATGTCAAAACAGTTCCCACATGGAGCCATTTATATTTTTGTGGCCATACAGTTTAATAGGAAAAGGATTAATCTACAATATCGAAAAGGACATTTAATACAATCATTCGGAAAAGCGAACACTCCGGTTAACGAAAATTTTAATGCGGTTACGGTAATTTTAACCGCGAGATTTAAACAGTTTGCAAATATTGAATGGAAAAAAGAAAAATATTCAATCATAACTAATTGATTATCAATGAATAATTTAATTAAAAATATATTCTTATTTTTTTTGGAATTTCATAATTAATACTTAATTTTGTTTTATCACTAAACAATAAACAACATGAAGTATTTCTCCGTGTGTAGCGGTATTGAGTCCGCCACCGTCGCTTGGTCCCCATTAGATTGGGAATGTGTAGGTCTTTGTGACTTCGCATCTTTTCCACAAAAAGTATTATCTCATCATTATCCAAGTACAAATTTATTTTCAGACATCACTAAACTAAACGAGCATGAAAGCTACAAAAAAATCAAATTCAACTTATTGGTCGGAGGAACGCCTTGTCAATCTTTTTCCGATGCAGGACTCAACAAAGGAATGGATGATATCCGTGGTAGAGTCTCCCTTGAATATGCAAGAATTCTTAAAGAAAAACAACCAAGATGGTTCATTTGGGAAAATGTCGAAGGCGTTTTTAAAAAACAACACAAAAAAGCCTTGTGTGAAATCATCTCCTCTTTCACAGGTGTTGACTTCAAACCAGAAAGTCTCGACAAGCAAGGGATTGTCCAAGGTGAAGAGTACTCCATCGCTTATAGGGTTTTCGACAGCCAATACTTCGGAGTTCCCCAACGACGCAAAAGAATCTATATTGTCGGATATCGTGGAAAAAACTGGAAAATCCCATTCTCAGTATTATTTGAAGAAGGATGTTTTGAAAGCGTTGAAGAAAAGAATAGAATCAAGAGGGATGAGTACACCAAAAATATTCTCGGACAAATTAAACTCGCTGGTACGGTAACCAAGTCTTATGCTCAAACATTAGTTGATGGGTTTGGTAAAGTATCAACATCAAACTATTGGGCGGATAAAGAAGGTATTAGAAGGTTTACTGAACGTGAATTAGAAAGACTACAAGGTTTCCCTGATGGTTACCTTGATTTTGAAATTAACGGTAAAAAACCAAGTTATTCTTCTGTTAAAGGAGCCATTGGTAATTCAATGACTGTCAATGTAATGTATTGGATTGGACAACGAATTAATTTCATTGACAATTATGTGGAATCTAAAAAGGTTTTGAAATCCAAGAAAATTTAACTATATTAGATTATGCAAGAAAAAGAATCAAAAACAAATAGTCATTTTTGGATTAGTATAATAAAGTCCATCATAAGATTTGGGGCATGTTATTTTTTATTTAATGGTGATATTAAAAGTTCAGCATTGTTATTCGCATTTGCTGAAGGTTTAGGTATCGCCGAAGAAATATTTTAAATATGAATCATTATTTAACTCACGCATTTGTAAAAAAATTAAAAGATGAAAACAAAAGAAAGACCAACGAACAACTTCGACACAATAGTGTTCAAAGAACTGAACTTTCAATCACACCCAATGGGAATGGGAAATCAATGTATAGTTCAGTTTCCAAATGGTTACGGAGCTAGTATTGTAAAAGGTGAACATACTTACGGAGGTAAGGATGGTTTATATGAAATTGCAATCTTTGGTAAAGATGGTGAAATATCATATAGTACACCAATTACAGATGATGTACTTGGTTACCTTTCCGAAGAAGAAGTGGAAAAAACATTATCTGATATTAAAAATTTAGACTAATGACAACTGAAACTAAATTCAGGGTGGGGTTAGTAATGTCGTTATTAGGTTTGGTAATTATGACATTTGAATATTTTGAAAAGGACAGAGTTTATCAGGAACTTAAAGTGTCATCATCAAAACAATTTGATAGTTTAGAAATGATGTATTTTAATGATGCTGGTAAATATGAAATGGCATTAGAAATATATAAAGAAATAAACCCCAAGGCTGTTGATGAAATTGAATTAATTAAAATACAATCGGAATAATTGAGTAACATGAGTGAAATAAATACAGACTTACACATAGGTAATGGATCTTACATTAATATCCAAACTAGTAGTTTAGTAAAAATGCAAGAACAATTTATTGTGTATACTGACGACGGACCAATTTCTTTAACTGTTGATATTGTTGCGGATTTTGAAAAAATAGATAAGAAGTACCAAGAGATATTTTTTAATATCCTATCTTCAAAATATTTAAATAAGGCGTCTTTTGGTAATAATCCATTCTCAGAGTGTAGACCCATTGTCAAAAGAAAGTGGTGGCAATTTTTTAAACCTAAATTTGTAGAATTATGACAACAGTTGAAATTATTGGTTCATTAATGATTCTTAGTGGAATTTTAATTGGTTATAGTATGTATACAGCACCTGAAATGGATGAAAATGGTAGAATAACAAAACCAGGTAAAAAACTTAGAGACTTATTTAAAAAATAAAATATGATATTTATCATATAATCAATTCACATGGCATACGGAGATAAGGTAATAGACCATTTCAATAACCCACGAAATGTAGGAACTTTGGATAAAAGTAAATCCAATGTAGGTACGGGATTGGTGGGTGCACCCGAATGTGGTGATGTAATGAGATTACAAATTGAGGTTGTTGACAACATCATTGTTGATGCAAAATTTAAAACCTTCGGATGTGGTTCAGCAATCGCCTCTTCTTCAGTAGCCACTGAATGGTTGAAAGGAAAGAGTATCGATGATGCGTTGACGATTGATAACATGGATTTAGTGGAGGAACTATCGTTACCTCCAGTTAAGATACATTGTTCAGTGTTGGCGGAGGATGCCATTAAATCGGCAATAAACGATTATAGAAATAAACAAGGATTACAAGAAATTAAATTCGAGGATATCTTTAATGACGAAAAAAGAGAAAGTGTTAAACAGTTTATTTTAGAAAACAAACAAAAAAATAGGTTATGAGTTTTATCATTGGTAGGGCTTGTGTTGATTGTATGGACACCGCATGTGCAAATGCCTGTCCAGTTGACTGTATTCACGGACCAATTAATGTTGATGGTTCAGGTTCTGAAGTTGAAAAAGATGGTAGAGAATCGTTTCCTGGTGGACAACTTTATATAAATCCAGATACCTGTATAAATTGTGGAGCGTGTGTTCCTGAATGTCCCGTTAGTGCAATTTACGAAGATGAAGATTTGGCAATAAAATCGGGTGAAGAAGAATACGTTCATAAAAATTATGAATTTTTTGGTTTAAAATATAATTAAAATGGTTACGGTCTCAGAGAAAGCACTTGAACATGTTATAGAATTAATGATGAATCAGGGGATAAATCCTGATACTCATTATCTTCGTGTTGGCGTTAAAGGAGGTGGTTGTAGTGGATTATCATATGCGATGGATTTTGATGACACAATCACAGACATGGATGAAGTCGTTGATTTAAACGCGTTGAAGGTGATTATAGATAAAAAATCGGTTTTATATCTCTACGGTACTGAATTAGATTATTCCGATGGATTAAACGGAAAAGGTTTTAATTGGATTAACCCACAGGCAAGTCGAACTTGTGGTTGTGGTGAGTCGTTCGCACTCTAACATTTTTTTTTCTCATTTATTTTTTTTATATTATACCTATGAAGGTATTAGAATTATTTGCTGGTAGTCGTTCAGTTGGTAAGATTGCCAAGGAACTTGGGATGGAAGTTTTTTCTTCCGATTTAATTGAATTTGAGGGTATTGATTACCCGATTAGTATTTTAGACTTTGATGTTACAAAAGTCCCGTTTAAACCCGATATCATTTGGGCATCACCACCATGTACCGGATTTAGTGTGGCGGCAATAGGACATCATTGGACAGGTGGTAAAGGAGCCTACATCCCCAAAACAGATACTGCACGATTAGGTATTGAATTAGTTAAAAAAACACTTGAGATTATTGAACACTTTCAACCAACATATTGGTTTATGGAAAACCCACGTGGAGTTCTTCGTAAATTAGATGTTGTTAAAGGATTGAAAAAGAATTCTGTCACATATTGTCAATACGGAGATGAACGAATGAAACCAACTGACATATGGACTAACAGTGATGAGTGGGTTCCAAAACCTATGTGTAAGAATGGTGACCCTTGTCATGTTGCTGCACCAAGAGGTTCTCGTACTGGTACTCAAGGTAGGGCGAATGCTTATGAAAGAAGTAAAATCCCTGAAGACC